GTCGTAATATCGGAAGCATCATGAAGCTGTTGAGTGTTGAGAACTTTAACTGCCGTAGACTTTTTGCTACGAAGGTATTCTGTGTAGGACATACCCTTCGGTGCGAAGGTACAAGTCGCCATTTGTATGTAGACTAGAATATTAGAACAAATCAATATGCGATAGAATATGGCGGCGGCAGCACTGCTTTGTAATTTTTAGATCGTCTAGAGCCTTCCCTTCAGCTGTCTTTACTGTGGTAGCAGTCAGGTACTCCATCTCGTCGGGCTTTCCGTCGACTCGGCGATACTCCTTGACCTTTTCTAGGTACATTAGATACCGATTTGAAAGCCAGGGGTTATTACAGGTCCAGCACCGAATAGGGATCAGCATGTCTTATTCCTATTCATCATAGTTTCTCTATATTCGTTTTCTGTACATTGAATAAGGATGAGCAACGATTCAGTTTTTGCTCTTGGAGTCTTGGGAATTTTACTTGTTGTATTGGTGTTCAAACAGTTCTCTCTGAGCTTGCTTGAGCTCATGATGGTCTCACGATCAGGATCAACAGCTGTGTTGCTCTTGGCCATACTTGGACTCTTTTACAAAAACTATTTCTACACTGCGTTAGCTCTGTCTGTTCTGTCAATATTCCTACTGAAAGATTTACGAGGTAAGTACGTGTCGTCGGATGCCCGCCGTCTACATGGAGAAACTGCTCGTGATCTCGCTCGTTTTGATGCGAGCCAGAGCGTTGATCTACAGTGGGGAAACCGTACGGCTACGCACGATGCCCCTGATCCGCTAGTTAAACCGGTAGCTGTTGATAAGTTACTGATTTTCCCGCCTAGCGAAGAGACTCTTAAGTCTATGTGTGGATGATCTTGAGTTCAGTTGTACTCCAGTACTCTGAAACACCTGAAGGAAACCGACGATGAATAATGAATGGGAGAACGCCTTCGGCGATTTCGCGCTCAGCAACATTCCATACGAATAAAGGATCAGACGTTAACATACCATCCAAAGATATCAGAGGGCGAGCGCCATCTGCTATCTGCTGGGCTCGAGTACCCCACAAACAGGCATACTCGTACTTCGTATAATAAGGATCAGTTACGCGAGGAGTGTTGAGAGTATCGGCAACCTTATCACGCTCTACAGCCTGAACTTCCGGATGTAGAACGCGGGATTCGAAGCGTAGTTCTTCCATTGTATGACTACTCTAAGATTATGTAGATACTTTCCATTTTAATCCATCTAGCGTATCTACATCAATGGAACTCTTGGACGTATTTGGAAATGATCTTACGGTCGTGAATGCGGCACGAGTTTCATTTGCCAAGGAATCAACAGAGTTTTCGGTGGCAGATGAGAAGCTTGTGAAGTATCTGGCCAAACACAACCACGTGACTCCATTTTTCCACCCTCAAATCCGTCTACGAATCAAGATGCCAATTTTTGTGGCACGAGAATGGTACCGCCATCAAATCGGGTTTGCGCGAAACGAGGTGTCGCGTCGGTACGTAGACACTGTCCCAGAATGCTGGATTCCGACACCAGATCAGATTCGCGAGCGCGATCCTAAGCTGAAGCAAGGAAGTAAAGAGACTCAGGTTGATAATGCCCAAACGATTCATCAACTCATTAAGACCCATACGGAAGTCAATGTTATGGTGTATCAGGACCTACTATCGAAGGGAGTAGCCCCTGAAATTGCTAGGTGCGTTCTACCTCAAAGTATGTTTACTGAATTCATTGAGACTGGAAGTTTGGCCGCATATGCTCGGTTATACAAGCTGCGCACAGATCCGACTGCTCAGCGTGAAATTCAGGAATACGCTAAAAAGCTGGGTGAACTTATTGAGCCACTTTTTCCTATTTCTTGGAAGGCTCTAACTTCCGCTTCTGAGTAATTAGGCGACCTTTTTTCATACACGAAAACTTCTTCATAGTACGCCCACGAGGAAAAAGGATGGTGCGAGTGCAAATCGCGATAGCCGCTCCTTCCTTTGACTTCGCGTACTTTTTGTTAAGCTTCACCGTTCGTCGAACAGCTTTAACGCACTTACAGAATCGATCTTTCTGACTCGCCATTATTATACTCGCGCCAAAACAGTCAGGCCGTTATTATTCGTGAATCGTTCCTTAAGGACCCATTCTGGATTCGCAGCTAAAAACTCTTCGACTGCTGGCCAAAGCCCTCGTGTAATTTCTTCAACGGGAATACCTGACTCCCGAGACTGATGTTCCGGATTCCATCCCAAGCGGATCGTTTCACCATACACTTCATCAACTGTAGTATCGTGTAGTATGATATACTTCTTAGTCAGCGGAGCAAACTTCGCCAGTTCGCGCTTTAGCTGACCATATACATGCCATGTGTCAATGAATGTTAAATCAACCTTGTCGGTCATAACTAAATCTAGATTATTAACCCACTTGAACTTTACGGTAATATCTAGATCATTCGTTGCGTCCAGAAGTGGCTGAATCGGACACGATGTAAGATCATTCAGTAAAATATGCCTAGACGGTTTATTATTGTTCAAAAGTCCGTAGACTAATGCCCAACTAGAAACACATCCCCGAACTCCAGATTCAAAAACGCTTTCGCATTCAGTTGCATACTTGTACAACGTAGGGAGGTGCTCATTGATATCACAAACGGTGTGGCATAAATATGCGTACCGATCTTTAATTGTGTCCATTTTGATTTCTAGTAATGTCAATGTTTGTAAATAAGAGTTTTACTTACTACCAGCATTCTGTTTCCACATGCGGTCGCAATTACAGCACTGGTAGAACCATACAAGCTTCTTCTCATCTAGTTTCATACCCACAACGTCCCATACTGCTCCTGACTTTGAAGGACAGTCCTCGTTGGAACATGCGATATGATCAAAGTGAGGAAGAGTTAGGTCGTGTTTGAGGTAAGGATTCGTACTCAGACGAGTCGTCTTATCCTCTCGGAGAATATGTTCATAGACCAGCGGATTCTTCTTGTCGATTGGAATGGTATATTCGCAACGAGAACAAACACGAACAGCTGTCTTGGTACCGTCCACGACCCGTTCATCGAAATCGTTGAGTAGGCTCTTGCAAACAGGGCAGAACTTCTCCATATCTTTACCTATTCTTATCTTCCGGCTATAAATTCGTTTTGTTCACGTGCGTTCAAAACGGATAAGTTGCCAGAAAGTTGTCTGGGGTCAACATACGGAATGGCGTCCAAGGGGTCTCTACGCGAGTTTTTGGAGAAGCATCAAACTGACGGTGTTTGGACCCACTTATCTCTTGCCGGAGGCAGGTACTTTATTGGGGAAGATGCTATTCCCAAGTTTTACGAGCTTTACATTGAAAGCATCATGGATCAGGAGAAGCAGTACATTGTGGAAAAGTCCACCGAAATCGGTCCTCTCCGCATTGATTTCGATTTCATCTATGAGCGCAGTCATGACGAGCATCTACACACGCGAGAGCAAGTGAGTTCGTTTGCGAATGCGTACATGAATGAAATCAAGCAGTACCTCATTCTACCCGATACGGTGAAGTTGTACATTATGGAGAAGCGCCGCCCTACGTTGGATACCAAGAAGAGCAAGATGAAGTCAGGTATTCATATCGTGGTTCCGGACGTTTGTACCCACAAGTTTGTGGAGCAGCGCGCTCGTCGTAATCTAGTAAAATCAATGGACGATCATTTCAAGGGTCTACCGCTCACTGAGAGCTGGGAGAAGGTTTACGATGAACTTGTTGTGAATCGTACAGTTCCTTGGACTTTGTATGGTTCTCGCAAAAATGATCCGAATTCTCTACCCTACCTCGTATCGTATATTATCGAATGGACTCCTGATGGAGTTAAAATTGTGGACGATATCCCGAAACCATCAATGTCTTTGATGAAGACTCTGTCGCTTTGTCGCGACGAGAAGGATGAGACACCAATGACCGAAGAAGCTCGGAAGATTTACGTAGGTCTGAAGACTCAGCAGGAAGTTCGAATTTCAGGAGGGAGCGCAGTTCTTCCAAGATCTGGGCGTCAGCTCCAGCGTGGAGCCCCAGGGTCCCGAGGATCATCTCCTGACGGTCGTATTGTAATCCCGCCTCTAGATCCCGAACGTAAGCAATATCTCAAGAATCATGTGATGAACTGGAATCCTGAGCGGGCGGACGGATATAAGACGTGGATTGACGCAGCACACTGTTTACACAATATTCATCCAGACTTGATTGACGTGTTTCTGGATTTCAGTCACCAGAATGAGGAGAAGTATAACGAAGCCGACTGTATCAATACTTGGAACTCTATCTCGTATCGCAATGACGGAGATCGTCTCAGCGAGAAATCGTTGCGATACTGGTCGCGAATGGATAACCGTGAAGGGTATGATGAGATTGAGGCGAATAACGTAGACCGTCTAGTTCTGGCCGCATGTTCAGGAACAGAGCACGATATGGCTTGTGTGATTCACGCCAAGTTCCGTGATCTGTACAGCTGCTGCGATTTCGGCAAGAATATCTGGTTCCGTTGGGCCGGGCATGTGTGGCGGGAAACTGATCGTGGCGTAGATCTTCAGCTCAAGCTTTCGAAGCAGATTGCCCGAGTGTTCTTCGATAAGGTTACAACTCTTCAGGTAGAAATGAAGGATCGTGGTCTGGTAGAGTGTTCGGGCGAGGGTAAGACTGATTGTGGGTTCTGCGAGTACTGCCAAGTAGAAAAGCAGAGGGCAGGACTGAATACTATGTTCATGAAACTGAAGACCACGAAGTTCAAGGATAACGTTATGCGCGAATGCCGCGAACTGTTCTTCGATGAAGAGTTCACGAAGAAGCTGGATTCCAACAAGGATTTGATTGCTTTCAATAATGGTGTTTTGGATCTGACAAACTTCGAGTTTCGCGACGGAAAGCCAGAAGATTACTTGTCGTTCTCGACCGGAATTGATTACGATCCAGCTCGTAACTACTACGATTACGATACGTGGCCGGCAGTTGAAAACTTTATGAAACAGGTACTTCCTGACCGAGTAGTGCGCGAATACTTCCTGAAACATTTGGCGACGAACCTAGTTGGTGGCAACACAGCTCAGAAGTTCCATATTCTTACCGGATCTGGATCGAACGGCAAGTCAATGATTATGAACTTGACATCTACCGCGCTCGGTGATTATGCGTGTACGGTTCCTATCTCTCTGTTTACCCAGAAGCGTAAGGGATCGGGTAATGCGGCTCCTGAAGTTATTCGGCTGAAGGGCAGGCGATTCGTGACGATGCAGGAACCTGATGAGTCCATTGCCCTAAACACAGGTCTGATGAAGGAGATTACGTCGGGCGAGAAGATGTATGCTCGTGATCTGTTCAAGTCAGGTACTGAGTTTGAGGTACAGGCAAAGTTCCATTTGGCATGTAACGATAAGCCAAAGATCAATACGACGGATGGAGGTACGTGGCGACGACTGGTCGTGATTAACTTCCTATCGAAGTTCGTACCAAATCCTGTAGCGAATAACGAGTTCCCTATGGATGAGAGTATCCAGTTCGCAGTACAGTCCAAGGAATGGGCAACACCGTTCCTGAATTATCTGGTACATGTTCTCAAGGAAGGCAAGGGTCTACGAAAGCTCCCAGCACCCCAAGCTGTTCTGCAGTATACTTCGGAGTACCGTGATGAAAATGACGGTATCTCACGGTTCATGAACGAGAAGCTCATGGCGATTCAGGAAGGCGATCAAGTGCAACCGATTGATCGGACGACACTTAAGCGTGTGTTTAAGCAGTGGTTGGTGGATAATGATCTGAAACTGTCTCCTTCAGAAATGGAGAAACGTGTAGAAGTCACATATGGCAAGTACATGCGCGGCGGCTGGACGAGTTTCAAACTTGAAGGTTGAACCATATGACTCTAATTAGAGACCGTAATTACTGGACCCTAATAGTATTTGCTACCACCCTTTTTAGATTTACGAACGCGGCGAGTCGTTTTACGTGTCGAGCGGCGCTTTCCACCGCGAGTCTTACGACGGCGACGACCACCAGTTAACGTCTTACCTGGCGCTTCCGGCGCAGCACCTGGTAAGGTTGGGGGAGGAGTTGCCGGAGCTAGAGGAGCTACAGTAGACGCTACGGCATCCTTAGCGCTCTTAAACGCACTGCCAATAGCACCAAAAAGTCCGCCATTATCGGATGTAGGCGGTGTAGCCATTTACTTTAGCGTAAGAATTTACCGGCGGCCTCCCTGGATAGGCGAGTACGTGCGGATGTAGGGCAGCGTCAGGTAGACCACGAGGATCGCGATCGTGAGGTTGACCGTGGCCGAGAGCGCATCGCCAAGTCCGAGCTTGACGGGGCCAAGCTGTAGGGACCACTTCTCCAGACCGGCCTGCGCGCCGGGGAAAACGCCACCAATGATGGGGGCAACGAGGTCGCGGGAAATCGCGCCGAAGAACTGGCTCAGGGCTGAGCCTAGGAAAATCGCAACAGCGAACGTCATCACAGTCATGTCGGCCATTTTATATTTCACTTTAGATTCTTTTTGCGGTAAAGAGTAGTGATATGGGATTCAACACCCTTTTTTGGGGCCCTTCGGGGTGGCAATTGTTTCACCTGATAGCGTTCTTATCTCCGAATCCCCAGAAAGTTCTGTTGGATATGAAAGAAGTTTTGCCGTGCAAGTTTTGCCGCGCGAGCACGCAGGAGTTCGTAACCCAGCACCCGTTAAAAGGTGACCCGGCGAAATGGTTGTATGAGATTCACAATATGGTGAATAACAAACTACGGACACAGTGCGCTAATAACCCCGAGGTTCCAAACCCTGGTCCCGATCCAAGCTTCGAAGAGGTTAAAGCAAAATACTTATCTATGAAACCTACTCAAGTCCCCGGGCGAGACTTTCTGTTTACTGTAGCGTCCAATTACCCCGATGAACCGGTACCTGAAGATATGGCGCGGCAGCGTCAGTTCATTGAAGATTTGGCGGAAGTGTACCCGTTTGAAAAAATGCGCACAACATTCAAATCGTATCTAGCCTCTCATCATCCAGTACCTTTGGATGGTAAGAAACAGTATCAGAAGTGGATGTATGGTCTGTTATCAGCTTTATCAAAAACAGCTCGTGTGCCTATATTGACCTACCGTGGATTTATCGCGCGTGTCAATTACCACGCGAGCGGATGCGACAAGACATCGTACCGCGGCGTGACGTGCCGACGCACCAAACAAGGATTCCGAACGAAAAATCGTGACCGTATTCGTACTCACCGTATTATCAGTAAAACCCTACTTTGATTTTGACGTCAGAGCTTCAACGGCTCTCACATGTTTCTTGCCGAACGGTTCGCCTTTCTTCTCTTTCTTAGTCTTCTTGGATTCGCGACGAGTTTTAGGTCCGTCCATTTTTCGTACTTTGAGTTGTGTTTATTTTAGAATTATGATTTCGTTTTTTATGATAATGGAACTTTGGTACTCAGTGGTGATAGGCTCAGTAATCTTTGCCTATATCCATTTGTTCAACTACAACGCCAAATCGTATCTTGAATCCCAGTCTGGGGGCTCAAGATACACTCATCGGGAATCGAACCCGAGCCAAGACCTTGGAAGGGTCTCATTCTACCACTAAACTATGAGTGTGGTTGGAGGGAGTGGGATTCGAACCCACGAAAGATTGACTAACAGATCTTAAGCCTGTCCCGTTTGACCGCTCCGGAATCCCACCGTTGTTGTTACGTAAGCATTCTCTAAATCTAATACAATGAAGTTATCGTGGCTTAAAAAGGTTCCAACAAAACTTGATAGTCTTTTAAAAATCCCAGATGAATTACCAAAGTTTGAAGGAAGATTCTACTTTCGCAGAGCCGATAAAGAATGGCCTGTTCATATTCCAATTCCCAATGGGCCTATTCAATATTTGGAAATCGGATGTGCGGATGGAGCGAATGCGATTCTCGTTTCACAATCATACGCCAAGCATCCGGCTTCCAAATTGTACTGCGTAGATCCATGGATAGATTATGAAGACTATTCAGAATACAAAGGTCTTCAAGAAACAGCATGGAAAAGGTTTAACCAAAACATCCAAAACTGTGCAGATGTTAATAAATTCCTAATACACAGAGGATTTTCTGACGATATTGTCCCAACATTTCCAGACAATTTCTTCGACCTGATTTTTGTTGACGGAAACCACGAGACCGAGTATGTGTATCGAGACGGTCTGATGTCGTTAGAAAAGGTGAAGGTTGGCGGATATATTGTGTTTGACGACTACAACAAATATTGGCTGCAAACTGTTGATGGTGTAAATAAATTTGTATCTGAATCTAGAAATAGAATTCGAATTATCCCCAACGTGTATATGAAAATAGGCCAGTTTATGGTTCAGCGAACAGCTTAAAGCTTAAATCGTTTCTTGTAATCCGCAATAGACGCCCTTAACGTCTTCTTATTCCACAGAACCCATTTGGCCAAAGCCCCGGGCGTATCGGGTTTCTGCCAGCTCTCACCCATTCCCGAATGGCGTTTCAGATAACGCTGTTTGCGAGTTGGATCATGGTGTTTAGTGTAATCACTCATCCCTTTGGCTCCGAACGGAATGACCTTTTCATGTCCGTCTGGGTACACGAAGGTCGCATCCCACTTTTTTTCGGCTTTGTGTGAAGGCTTAATAGACTTGAGTCGGAGCTTACGGGTTTTACGACGCGCTCCGCCACCTAATCCTAAAGCAGGATACTTGGCAGCAGTTGAAAGGAAATCTGAAGCTCCAGGCAAAGCCCGAAGTTCGCTCATAGCCGCAGTCTTATTTGTTTGAGTCTGAGCAATTTGAGCAAGTTCGGTCACCACTGATTGTACGTTCGGAGGAGTGGGTGTGGGAGGTGTGGCACCCATATTCAAAAGTGATCGAATGAGTGGACCGTTATTATTGAGTGAAGCATACGCTAATGCCGAACCACCATGGTTATCTACCGCATTGATATTAGCTCCCTTTGAAAGAAGAAACTTGAATATACGGTCGCGTACTCCGGTATAACTACGAGCCGGTACTTCAGTGACTAAAATAATCGCAGTTTCGCCTTCGATGTTTTTGGCGTTCACGTCGGCTCCTGCCGCAAGAGCAGCTTGGACTCCGGCAAGATTCCCATCTGTAGCAGCCAATAATAAATCATCGTTTGCTGAACCGCCTTTCATCGCTTTCCGTCCCATTATTCTTTCAACCGAAAATGTAATAGTATGGAAGAGTGGTATTCCGCCATGCGGATCTTACGCGAGGAAAGTGATAATTCTTCTTTAGTGAAAGATTTCTGTTACCGCATTTTCCAAGATTTGAAGCGGATAAAAATCAAAGACAAAAAGAAGTTCGCCCAGCGTCTCGGACCCGAGTTCGAGAACTGGCGAGAATATTTGGAATCAGAGTTCCCGAAAGAGTTGGTGAAAGATGTTTTATTTGATGACGAGTTTTGGAAACTTACTCTGAAAGTCACCAAGGCGTGAAAAATGGAAGAATGAATCTAAAGACTATACAGACTAATACAATAATGGGCGACGTTATCATCGGTGTCCAATTCGGAATCGCAAACCCCGATGAAATCGTCAAGCGCAGCGTCGTTCACGTCATTACCGACAAGACACACCAAAATAAAGATCAGCCTGTGGCAGGTGGAGTCTTTGATTCCCGTTTCGGTGTAATTGAAAACGGCAAGATCTGTCCGACCTGTAAACAGAACAATATTCTCTGTCCCGGTCATTTTGGTCACATTGCTCTGGCTAGGCCAGTGTACCTGTACCAGTTCATTGATCAGGTCATCAAGGTGCTACAAATCGTATGCCTGAACTGCTCAAACCCGTACCTTCCCGATGCAGAACTTGAAGCGATTTCCAAAAAGATGAAAGGTATGGATCGGTTCAATGCTGTTCGTGAACGTACTGTCGAATACAAGACGCATGAGCTTAAAGAGTCTTCGGCATGCGCACACTGTAACTCCCCTACGATTGCAAAAGTTATTAAGGAGGAAGGCACGATCGCTAAGCTTCAGGCAAAGACGTACGAGGAGGGTGACCCGATCCCGCTCCAGCCCGAAATGGTTCTACGGACGTTTCAGCGCATCACCGATCGGCACGTTGATCTTATTGGATTCAATTCCAAGTTCAGTCGTCCTGATTGGATGGTGTGTACGGTTCTGGCCGTCCCACCACTAACAGTTCGTCCGTCAGTCATCATGGACGATAATCAGCGGATGGAAGATGATTTGACACACAAGCTGATTGATATTGTCCGCAATAACCAGAAGCTACAGGATCGTATCGATAAGGGCGATTCGGCCGAGATGATTGATAAGTACACAGATATCCTCCAGTTCGATGTTGCGACGTACGTCGATAACGATATAAAGGGTATTCCGCCGGCCGCTCAGCGCTCAGGACGTGCTCTAAAGACTCTCAAGTCTCGTTTGGGCGCTAAGACTGGTCGTGTGCGCGGTAATCTTATGGGCAAGCGCGTCGACTTCTCTGCTCGTTCAGTGATTACGCCGGACGCCAACATTGATGTAGATGAGCTAGGTGTACCAGAAGAGATTGCACGAAACTTGACGTTTCCTGAGATTGTTACGAGCTATAATCGCGATCGGCTGATGTCGTATGTACGTAATGGACCTACAAAGTACCCCGGTGCCAAGTCCGTATACATCAAGCACGACAATCGGTCAGTCAACCTGAAATTCATTAATCCTGAAACAATTGATCTGAAGCAGGGTGATGTGGTTCACCGTCACCTGATCGACGGTGATTCAGTACTCTTTAACCGCCAGCCTTCCCTACACAAGGCATCAATGGAATGTCATCGCGTGCGTGTCCTGCCGTTCTCAACGTTCCGCCTGAACGTATCCGCTACCAAGCCTTACAACGCAGACTTTGACGGCGACGAGATGAATATGCACGTGCCACAAAGCATTGCGTCGGCAACAGAGCTGAAGACTCTAGCCACCGTGCTGAATCAGATCATTTCGCCGCGCACGAACTCTCCGATTATCACGATTATTCAGGATACTTTGACAGGTTCGTTCCGCGTATCTCAGAACCACGTAGAAGTCCCCGAGCATATTGCGATGAATATCATGGCGCGCATGAAGAAGCCTCTATCGACCTACCGTCGTAAGGACCGCCCAATCACTGGCAAGGAACTCATGTCCACGACATTCCCGCTCATGAATTTGAATGGTGAAGCCAAGGTTGTGAATGGCGAGTTCAAGTCTGGAGTTATGGGGAAGGGAGCGTACGGTTCAGCATCTAAGGGTGCAATCCACGTGATCTTCAACGATTTCGGTCCGAAACGTGCCGGACAGTTCATTAATGACATTCAGAACATTGTTACAAAGTACAACTTGTTCTCTGGATTCTCGGTTGGTCCTTCAGATCTGATTGTTAACGCCGAGACTGATGAACTCATTAAGTCAAGCATTGCCGAATGTAAACAGAAAATTGCGGATATCATGTCTTCAGTTCATTCCGGCACGTTCCTGAATTCTGACGGTCGTGAGAATGGTGAGGAACTAGAGAACCAGATTATGAAGGTCATTGGTGAAACGACGAAGAAGTTGTACGCTGAAGTGATGGACAAGCTTCCGAAAGATAACCGAATGTACCAGATGGTAAAGTCTGGAGCTAAGGGAAATGACCTGAATATCGGTCAGATGATGGCTCTTCTATCTCAGCAGAATGTTGCAGGTAAGCGTATTCAGTACACCCTTCAGGATCGCACGCTGCCTCATTTCCATAAGTACGATGACGGTTTGGAATCTCGTGGGTTCGTAGAGTCTAACTTTATCGGCGGAATTCGTCCGGCCGAGTTCTTCTTCCACGCTATGGGTGGTCGCGAAGGTCTCATTGATACAGCTATCAAGACGTCAGATTCAGGATACATTCAGCGCCGACTGGTAAAAACTATGGAGGATATCCATGTAGAGTATGATGGAACTGTACGTAATGTGAATGGTGCAATCGTGCAGTTCAATTACGGTGGAGATGGAATTGATTCGGTATGTGTCGAGAAGCAAGAACTACCACTAGCTCTAATGTCCATGGAACAGATCTTCCGAGACTTCGCGATTTCAGCCGATGATATTTCTGCGGTTGTCAAAGGTGAAGTCAAGGAGTTCCATGATATGGTTGATCAGATCGTTGAGGATCGCGATACGCTCGTGCGTAACGTGTTCCGATTCCGTAAGGAAGATACGGTATTTGCGCCGGTTCATTTCGAGCGGATGGTGGAGAAGTACCAGAACCCTTACTCTGTCAAGACTGATCTAACACCAGTATATGTAGTTGACGAAATCGACAAGATGTGTTCTCAGCCGTTTGTACGACACAACAAGCTGTTCCATATCCTGATGCGGTACCACTTTGCGCCCAAGAAATCTATTATCAAGATGCGGCTCACTAAGGCGATGTTTGACGAAATGTTGAAGGACATTCATTTCCGGTACATTAAGTCCAAGGTTCATCCGGGCGAGATGGTTGGAACGATGGCTGCTCAGTCAGTAGGTGAGCCTACGACGCAGCTTACACTCAACACCTTCCACTCAGCCGGTACGTCAGCTGCGAATGCAACTGGAGGTGTGCCGCGTATTATGGAACTTCTGGCTGCTTCCCCAAATCCTAAGACTCCTATTGACACGATCTATCTAGACGCCAGTATTGCTGGATCTCAGGATGCGGCAATTGCTAAGAAGCGCGAGATCCAGAAGACTACGCTCCGTGATATCACGAAGTCGGTGCGTATCTACTACGACCCAAATCCTCTGTCCGAGAACACAGCAGTTCAGGAAGACCGTGATATTCTCCAGTCATACCAGAAGTTCTCAGTCACAAACGGGCAGCTGTGTACGTCACCTTGGGTCGTACGTCTAGAGTTCAACGATATGGAGATGGTGGCACGTAACGTGATTGATATGACGATGATTGCCGCTAAGATCCAGAACAATCGCTCACTAAAGGTGTTTGAGTGTATTCATTCGGACACCAATGCTCCAGGTAAGCTAGTGTTGCGTATTGTATTTGTGGCGGATGTCGTGAAGAATGTCCTGGCGCTGCGATTCATTGAAGATAAGTTACTGGACACTGTACTGAAGGGTATTGAGGGGGTTGGGCGAGTATACCCTCGCGAAGTCAAGGATGAGCTGACGTATGATGAGAAGACTGGTGGGTATGTCGCAGCACCCCAATGGGTTCTAGATATTGAAGGTAAGAATTTACTAGATCTCTCGACGATTGCCAACACCGATCCTCTGCGCTCATTCTCAAACGATATTCATCAGATCAGAGACGTGTTTGGAATCGAGGCTGCGCGTATTGCCCTGATGCGCGAATTCAATACGGCATTTGCTGGTTCATCAATCAATTATCATCATCTGATTACGCTCGTAGACGCAATGACCTACCCTGGATTCTTCCTGAAAGCCGATCGTGCGGGAATGTCCAAGAACACGGAGAATGGTGTTCTGGCCAAGTCGTCGTTCGAGGAGACTGCCAAGCATCTATTCAATGCTGCTCTCACTGGCGAGGCGGATAATATGCGTGGTGTATCTGCGAACATCATGTTCGGTCAGAAGCCGCCGTGCGGAACAGGGTTTGTAGATATCCTGATTGACGAGACCAAGTTGCCGGAAGGAACCGAAGAAGATCATGCGATTTTCGAAGAGGAACGTCGTACGGTACACGAGCTTCTGGAGAAGGAGTCAGAGAAAGAAAGTTCGATCAGTATGTCTGACCTGAACATGTTCTAAATGAACCTTAAATAAAAACTAAAATTTGGGATTGAACAATCCTATTTTTTAGTTTACGTGTACTTCAGTATGAAATGAAAATGGAACCAAAATATGACTCTGTGGTTACAGCTGTCATATCTTCTTTTAAAAGTCGCGCTGACTTTGGGTTTAAGAAGTACGGAACAAATTTGGATCGTAAAGATTTGAAGCCTTTAGACTGGATTCAACATACTCAAGAAGAACTCATGGACGCTATTCTGTATTTAGAAAAAATGAAGCAAGAGCTTAGTTCGAGTACGCCAGACCGCCCATGCCAGACATGACACGGAGAATGTTGTAGTTCACAGCGTAGACGCGCACATCCCAAGTGTATTCTGAATCGGGGTTAATCGTTACAGCTCCGCTCATGTTCATTACGATCGTGGCCGTATCAATGCGCGAGAAGTTGCACGTTCCAGACGGCTGGTGCTCTTCGGGCTTCAGCGCAAACGAATACATGTAAATACCGGCCTGATGGATGGGTAACGTAGTAGCAGACTGTACTGTCGCGTTGAGACCAGTGTGGTGCTGGTACGACTGGACCGAGTTGAAGTAGTCGCCATAGCGCTTATCCATACGATCCTGACCATTGATCTGGAGATGCTGCTCATACACCGCATCACGATCGTACGTGAACGGCTGTAAGCGAGTCGCCGATGCGCGAATGGCACCCGCGGAATCTAAGTGGCAGTTGGTGTACGCAGTCGGCTGTACAACCCATACCAGCTCCTTGACGGGGTGGTTGAACGTCAAGTCAATACGGTTATTGTACGACGAAATACCCTTGTCCTCGTTGAACTGTGTCTGCTCGATGAGGTACTCATGCGAGTTCTGAGCCATACGGCGGCGCTCCTCGGTATCGAGGTAGATGTAGTCAATGTACACTGCAGCCTGAATAGGCTGGGTCGGGAAAAGAGCGCCAGAGCTAGTACCGTCAGCATACTTGCTGTTAAAGTTACCCTTAATCATCTTCACGTCATTCCACTCAATGTTGATCTTGACCTCGTGGTACTGGAGCGCAATCAGCGGCAGAGCAGCACCGGGGTTGCGAGTGTAGAAGAAGTTGAGTGGGATGTAGAGAGTGTTCGGTAGAGACTGGTGTCCCGCCGAGCCCAGAGCGCAGCTGTTAGGTACCGTTAGCGATACCGTCGAGTTGAGTACGTTGGCGTTGCTGTTAATATCGTTAATGTACGTCTGGGAAACAGTTCCCGATACATTCGGTCCAGCACCGACCATGTTCCACAGCTTCTTGGACGTCGTCAGGTCGCTTGACAGAGCATCCCACAGGTACAGCCACTCACCATATAGACGATCAATCAGCTGTCCACCAATATCCAGCTCGACGTACTTGAGTAGATTGTAACCTAGACGTCCCTGGTCGTTGTTGTACAGGGCGGTCGGCATCACAACCTCGAGGTACGTGGAGTACAGGAGATCAGCATGGCGACCGATGAGCGCCGAATGCTTGACTCCCCACGCAGCCTGCCCAGTCAAATTAATACGAAAAGGCTCCATCGCGAAGTTCGTGTGGCGCTTAAACAGACCCTTCCAGAAGGTAATCTGGGGATTGCCGGAAAGGTATGCGTCCTGAGCGCCGTAGGCAACGAGCTGTAGTAGTCCGCCACCCATTATGTATTTATATGTTCGTTATACTCTTTTTTCAGGGAATCTACTTGCGGTGGCGGCGAGTCTTGCGCGCAGTCTTGCGAGAGCGGCGGCGGCGACCGGCTGCGGGGGCAGACGTCTCCATAGGCATCTCCTCCTCTACGGGCTCATCGGCACCGCCCTTCTTGCCGTACGTCTTCTTCGCCATCTTCAGGACCTGTCCGAACTTCAGTCCCTTGTGCGCCTTCATCGTCTTCTTAACGTGCGCGAGCCACTTGTTTGCCATTTTTATTTTAACGCAAGATTTTATTAGACTTGGATGTCGTAGATCGGGGTTGTACTCTTCATAGGCTGGAACGAAACTGACGGGTCTGGGAGTACTGGCTGCTTGTACTCCTTGGGCTTGAGCGCTCGAAGAGGTTCGGGTTTGAGGACCGTGCTGTGTTCTTGGAAGTCACCAATGTACGTTTCCATCGCACTATCTACTGACCCGTAATTCATTAAGTTCCACTGGCATCCGTACGTTAATAAGATTTGGGGATTCTTGTTGACTAAATCACCTTCAATGTCTGGCACGACCATCGTGATGTTATTTCGATTATTCTCAATGAGTTCATTACTATCATTTGTTTGTGCGGCCTGAGTATACGTCAAGCGACGTAAGTTCGAGGTACCCCAGGACATATTTGTCAATTCGTCCATCAATGTACCTTTGACCTCATTCCCCGATACAATAATCATCTTGGACTGTAATTTGCACATTGGTTCGATCGCCAAATTTTTACGCTGATATCCATACGATACATCCAGTAAATACTGAGGGCATGTAGTCTTCAGAACTTCTGCGCACGCATTCATGACATTATTGTTTGTGGTATGGAACACCAAACTCAAAATAAAAGGATCGGTGGATACGGGGCAAACAACCGAATTAAACATATTGTTCGCCAAAGCTACACAACAAGCTCCAAACGGAATCGTGTTGTAAGCGTAATCTGTACCTAGTTTCTGGTTCTTAAGCCCTACAACTGGACCTCCAGATCCGTCATCGTAAATATCCAGCTCAACTAAGCGAGGACCAGCTTTCGCTAACATCGGTATCACAGCATCGGTAATGTAATCATAAATCTTTGCTCCAGGAAACAGCGAGTAAGCCGATGAGGCTACGTAGTAATCACATAACCGGTACTCGGGAGTCGTAGGGCATCCTAAAGGAGCTAATGCCATAACGGAGTTATAAGCATTAAATGTTGGTTCAGCTGTCGCCTGAGCCTGTACTTCCGAAGGCGTTATAACAAGATATATGACAAACGCAATTGCCATTAGAACCAGAACAGGGATAACCATCACGAGCGCAAACCCGTACGACTCCATTATTAATTAGGGGCAGTAATAAACGCCATAGTAACAGCGTAAATAATTATACCAATAAGGACTATTGTTGTTCCAAACTTAAACCATCTGTACCATGTCTCGGGGGGATCCATTTATACTTTAAATAATAAACCGCGAAAACCTCTTACCACTTTATCTGGAATACGATCTTCCATCGACGTTCCTGTCAAACAGCATAAATGAAAGTACAAACAGTACATTCCACACTCCGAATTCTCATACTGATGGCGAGTTTTGTTATACGTAACTTTCATTGGCTTACTGTGAATCTTAGTTTCATCCCATGTTTCCGACCACCGCTTCATTAACTGAACAACTTCCTTCTCAGGTTTTTCGGCATATGAATCAAAATATGTTATGCGAGGGTACTCAAGTTCGGGACGAATATCACAAAACAATGCAATCCAATGTTCTCCCGGACCAGTACTTTTATCAGTATTAAATACGACTCCTATCTGACGATACCCTTTTTTATACAGTGCCTTGATATCCAAAGAACACAACGAACTAACTAAACATGTTCCTAAACTTGACTTCTTATCGAAATCTATCGGCACAGCTCCTACGTAATAGTATTCAGAAAAGACCTTTGTGTACTGTTTTTCAATCGCATCAATATCAGTAGATGACAACCATTCTTCCGGATTAGATTTCCATGAACCTGGAGCTTTAGGTTTAGATATCAGTGAAAGAATAATACATTCCGTAGATTTGTCACATTGATCCTGCAGCTTCTTCTGAATCTGTTTCCACACAACCGAAGGTTCGCCTGGACGAATTGGTTTGGATCCGGAATGTTCTTTGTTGAAAACCTTACGCAGGTTTTCTACTTCGCGAGCATCGAAGTACATTGTATTGAAAACGGATAATCTTCTTGAGAACGCATAACTCGTAAAATGAACGATCTGAAATCCTGTATCAAGCAGTACCGAGAGATTGATGACCAGCTCCGTGAACTAAATAAGCGAGTTTATGAGAAACGCGATGCGCGTAAGGTCGTAGAACTGGAAATTGCTGGTATTATCCGTGATCCAAAGTATGACGCAATCAAGAAAATTAAGCTTGAAGAAGACGGATCTACCATCTCATTCAAGCGTCCAAATGAATGGGTAAAGCCTTGGTCAATTTCTCAGAAAGATCTGAAGGATCTGGTAGGACAGTACTTTACCAAGGGTGGTCCAGTAAATCCCGACGAACTTGTGAAGTACATTATTGAGACGAAGAAGCACACTCTCGTAGCGTCAGAGTTCAGTTTTACGCGTACAGTTCCGGGTGAGCAGGATGAGTAATATCTTAAACAACTATGAAAATCAACCTGAAAAGGTTTTTCATAAAAACGGACTTACGGTAGATTAACAGAAATAAGAATACAACAATATGCAGCAAGTACAGTACAACCCATTCAACTCAAAGAACCGCTTGTTTACCAAACCTGATATTCAAGCGATTCTTTCGAAGCACGGATGCGAGTTTGTAGTGACCAACACTGAACTCTTTCAGAAAGCGATGGTTCATTCGTCTTACGTCAAGAAAACAGAGTACACTTCGCCAACTGGTGAACCTGCTCAACTCGCTGAAAAGCCGAGGGAATGCCTAGGTCTATTTGACGAATCGTATGAACGTCTGGAACATTTGGGCGATTCAATTCTGGGTGCGTGTGTTTCAACGTACCTTATGAAACGGTACCCTGAAGAGAACGAAGGATTTATGACAGATTTGAAGAAGGAGATTGTGTGTAATGAAATGTTGGGATCTTTAAGCCAGAAAATTGGACTTGATAAGTTTTACATCATTTCACGTCACAATGAAGATGTGTGTTCTGGACGAGCCAACTTCAAGAAACTAGGAGATATCCTAGAAGCATTTCTTGGAGCTTTGTGGACCGATTCCGGTAACGATTTCAAGATCATGTACTCCTTTGTAATTTGTCTGGTTGAAACCTACATTGACATTCCCAAAATCCTGATGAATAATCGAAACTTCAAGGAGCAACTACAGAAACTGTACCAGGCCAAGTTTCATCATACTCCAGGATACGCCGTGATTTCTGCAGCCACGAATCAGTACACTATGGCAGCCGTAGATGAGAAAGGGAATCATCTAGGTATTGGAACGGCTCCTACGAAAAAGCAGGCCGAACAATTGGCGGCTAAAGAAGCCATTCTACGGCTTTCGGGGAACTCGGCGAACAAGTAGTTCACGTTGAGTTCCAATAGGAGGCGTATC